GTTTAATAAAGGTGGTAAGGCTACAAAGAAAGTACCTGTCATTTCTATTGGTGTAGGTATGGCTGAAGTTAAAAATGGTAAAGCCAAGATGATGCGAGGCGGTATGGCAAATAAAAAAGAACACATGTACGCAGCAGGTGGTAATGTTACAGACAATGCTGGGCTACGTGCATTGAAAGCAGCCAGCCCAGAAGCCTACAATAAAATTACCGGGAAGTAATGCACCCTATTGAAGCTGACATCCGAAAATGGTCACACAACTTTCTTGAAGTACCTAATGCAAAGTTAAATGGCCTACCGCCATGCCCCTATGCAAAGCAAGCATGGTTAGACAATAAGGTAACCTTTAGCATAAACACAGGGCTAGAGGGTTTGGTAAAAGAAGTCACAGACTTTGACCTACACACCTTTGACATTGTAGTGTGGGCTACACACTTACTGCCAGACATGGAATACCTAGACGGGTTTTGTGATGGCATGAACGAGGCATTGGCATTAGCCAATAAAGATATGCACCTGATGGTGTTTCATCCAGACTACGATGCAGAAGAAGCAGGTTTGGATTTTCTAGTTGAAGATGATGTAACAGATACTGATTTAGTATATTGCATGGTCTTTGTACAGAAGCTATCGTTACTTGACGATGCTTCGCTTAGTTTGGAAAAGTCTGGATACTACCAGCACTTTCCTGAAGACATTTATAACTCACTGGTAGTGGAAAGACGGAGATTAAGAAATGGCTAATAATAAAGACACTCAGGATACAAATAAACGTATTCAACAAGAAATGCGTGACATGAAGAATAAGCTAAAGAAAGAAGGCTTCAAGGCTATGGAAATTGATAGCATGATGCGTGACTTCTTTGCTCAAAAGAAAACGCCTGCAAAGAAAACTATGACTGCCGCTAGAGGTGGTATGGCTAAAGGCAAGACCAAGATGCGTGGTGGTGGCATGGTTAAAGCTGCCAAAAAGAAAATGATGCGTGGCGGTGCAGTAAAGAAAAAATGAAACGCAAAGCAATCACATATCTAGGTTGGGGTTTGCTCTATATGGGCAGACCCTTTACCTGTATTGGCAATTGGTTCTGGAAGAAGCATAAGCAAGTATTAGACTGGAATGATTGATGGCAACCTTTCTGTCAAATAAAAATGGTAGAGTTAGAAGTGTAGGACACAAATGTACTACCACTTCTCGTGAAACTATTTACACCTGCCCAAAGAATCATACCTCTCTGGTTACTCTGTTGTTTCTTTCAAACACAGATACTGCAAATCGTGATGTAACCGTTGAATGGTATCACGCTGACGAAACCGAATACTATACTGTATTTACAAGTTCTATATCTTCTAAAAACTTTTTACAGTTTTCTGATGGGTATATGGTATTAAACGAAGACGATAGGTTTCATATTACTGCTGGTGCAATTAACGTAATAAACGCAGTTATCAGCGTTGAAGAAATCTTTGACCCTGTAACACACTAGGAGATGGAGGATGCCCCTTACAACAAAAGGCTCTAAAATTAAATCTGCCATGACAAAAAAGTATGGGGAGAAGAAGGGTGAACAAATCTTCTACGCAAGTGCCAACAAAGGAACAATTAAAGGTGTGGAGAAAAAGCAAGAACTCAAGAAGGGTGGGGCAGTTAGAAAAACTAGCAGCAAGAAGAAGCCTAAAGCGAAGAGCAAAAGTAGAGTTAATGAAGCTGGCAACTACACTAAGCCAGCCTTAAGAAAAAGATTATTTGAAAAGATTAAAGCCGGAACACGTGGCGGTAAAGCTGGTCAGTGGTCAGCAAGAAAAGCCCAGCTACTTGCTCTTGAGTACAAGAAGGCTGGTGGTGGTTATAAAAGCTAATGCCAGCTAAGTTAAGCGAAAATACTGAACTACAAATGCCATTGAGAAATTTAATTTCAATGGTTGCTGCTGTATCTGTAGCCACATGGGCATACTTTGGTTTGATTGAAAGACTAAACTCAATTGAAACAAGCATGACTATGATGAAGGCAGACTTAGAACAAAATACTGACTTTCGTATTAAGTGGCCTCGTGGTGAAATGGGTAGCTTACCAGCAGACAATGAACAGTTTATGTTGATTGAGCATATAGCTGGTGAACTAGAAAAGCTGACAACAGAAATAGAAGAAGGTCGTGCGCCTTATGACCAACAGCAGAAACTAACACTGGAGTTTTACGAAAAGCGTATAGCAAACCTTGAAGAGCAGATTGAAAAACTAAAAGATGCTCAGATGGAAATGACACACAGGAAAATAGCAGAATGATTGAGACAGTTATGGTACTGCTCCTGTATGTGTCAGGGGATATAATGGAATATAAAGGCTATGAGAATATAGCTGACTGCTTATCCACGAAACGTAAGATAGAACGGAATGTCGGTGAGCATCTTAAAAGCACTAGATATGCTTGTGAGTTGCGTAAGGTAGAGTTAGACAAAAACAAAGAAGGAAAGTATTTCGTAGTCAACATCGTGGAGTAAGCAATGGTAGACCCCATCACAGCCATTGCCTCTGCAAAGATGGCATATGAAGCCATCAAAAAAGGTTTGCAGATAGGCAAAGACATAGAATCAATGGCAGGTGATTTAGGCCGTTGGATGAACGCTATCCATGATGTTAAGAAAGGTCATGAGAAAGCTAAAGGACGCAGGTTTGGTTCTGTAGAAGAAGAGGCACTAGAAACATTTGCAGCCAAGAAGAAAGCGGAGCAAATGGAAGATGAGTTACGTAACTTTGTAAACATGACCTATGGACCATCAGCATGGTCACAGATAATAAAAATACAAGGTCAGTTAAGAAAGCAAAGGCTAGAAGAAGAACGCCAGCGTAGAGAACAAGTAGAAGAAATAATCACTTGGGGATTAGTTATCTCAGGTGTTGTTGTTTTTGGTAGCATAGTAATTATAGTAGCCGCTGCTGCTTTTTAGCTTGACAAACAAATATAAAGATGGTATAACTTAGATATGGCATTAAAAGGACCACAGAAAAGTCTGAAGGCTTGGACTAGGCAAGACTGGAGAACCAAGAGTGGGAAGCCGTCTGGAAAAACTGGAGAACGGTACTTACCTGCTGCGGCTATCAAAGCGTTGTCACCGCAGGAGTACCAAGCCACCACCCGTTCTAAGCGAGAAGGAACTCGTGCTGGTAAGCAGTTCGTCAGACAGCCTAAAGCGGTACAAAAGAAAACCGCTAAGTTCAGAAGAGGTGTATAATGATACAAGCACTGATAGGCCCAGCAACTGAACTGATTGGTAAGTTCGTTGAGGACAAAGACCAGAAGAATAAGCTGGCACATGAAATTGCTACAATGGCTGAACGTCACGCACAGGAGTTAGCTAAAGGTCAGCTGGCTATCAATGCAGAGGAAGCTAAGTCACGTAATATATTTGTAGCAGGTTGGAGACCCTTTGTTGGCTGGACGTGCGGTATTGCATTATTTGCACACTTTATTTTATTTCCGTCTGTTGATGTAATCACTGCATATCTTGGTTATGAGACACCAACATACCCAGCATTTGATATGGATACGCTAATGACTGTACTACTTGGCATGTTGGGCTTGGGTGGTATGCGTAGTTTTGAAAAGTATAAGAAGCTGACAAAATGACTTTTGTAATGGAACGAGTACTAAAGTGGAAGTTGCTGCCTCGTGTTATGATGGCGGTAATGACCTTTATGTACATAGAAGTGTTATACTGGTTCATGGGTCTTTCATCTGAAGCTATGACATCTCAAGCAACAGCTTTAACTGCTACTGTTACAGGTGCAATGACTGGTGCTTTTGCTGTATGGCTAGGGCATGAGAAATGAAATACACACGTACACATTTGCTGAAGAAGCTAGTGGAACACGAAGGTCTGCGTCTTGAAGTGTATCAGGATAGCTTGGGCATTGACACTATTGGTGTAGGTAGAAACTTGCAAGACAGAGGTATTACCAAAGAAGAACTGAACGCTTTGGATATACCCAGCATTGACACTGTGTATGAACATGGCATTACAGAGGCAGACGCTGCTTATCTGTTAGAGAATGACGTGCAGATAGTTGAAGAAGAACTGTTACGTGCGCACCCTTGCGTGGACAGCTTAGACTCTGTACGTCAACTTGTGCTAGTAGACATGGCATTTAATATGGGTGTACCACGTTTATGTAAGTTTAAGAAGATGTGGGCTGCAATACATGAAGAAGATTTTCGCACTGCAGCAAAAGAAATGCTTGACAGCAGGTGGGCAATTCAGGTAAAATTACGTAGTACAAAATTGGCACATGCCATGCATCATGGAGAGTTTAAATAATGGGTGACAATCTATTTAAGAAGACTGGTAGAAAGAGTGCTAAAGAGCAGCTTGAAGAAATGGGTGCTGCTATTACTGGCATCTTTGGTGAAGATGATGACAAGCCATCTGGCTACAAAAAAGTTATAGACAAAGACCCAATTAAAGACAGAGCAAAAAAGAATGTAAAGTCTAGTAAGTCTTACAAGAAAGTAACTAAGACAACACGTATTCCCCATAAACAAAAGTCATCTAAAAAGAATGTTAGCTTTTTGGATATGTTTACGAGTTAAGTATGGCTAGAGAACTAAACGAAAGACAGCAGAAGTTTCTTGAAGTCCTCTTTGAGGACGCTGGCGGTGACGTAGTTGCCGCTAAGAAACTGGCAGGATATTCAGAGTCTACTGCTACAACTGCAATTGTAAAAGGTCTCAAGGAAGAGATACTTGAAGCAACGCAGATGTACATGGCACGTAATGCACCTAAAGCTGCTATGGCTATGACTGGTGCTTTGTATGACCCAACTGAACTTGGTATTCGTGATAAGATGTCAGCAGCCAAAGAACTCCTAGACCGTACAGGTTTGATTAAAACTGAAAAGGTACAAGTGGAAGCCGCTGGCGGTGTTATGCTTATGCCAGCTAAAGTTATAACGGAAGACGATGACTAGAAGCATAGGGCAGTGGAAACTCCCACAGCCAACAGACATTAAAGAAGAAAACGAATGGGTACAGATACCACGCATTGCACGTACTGTACCATTTGGTTATGAACAGAACAAAGATGACCCTGACATTCTTGACCCCATACCAACAGAACTTGATTTGTTAGAGAAGGCTAGGCAGTACGTAAATCAATATAGCTATCGTGAGGTAGCTAACTGGCTGAGTACAAATAGCGGAAGATACATATCGCACGTAGGTTTAAGGAAACGGTTACAGAATGAGCGACAGCGTAAGAACCAAGCTGCAAGCATCCGCAAATGGGCAGAATATGCGGAAAAGGCAATCGCCAAAGCGAAAGCCCTTGAAGAAGAAAGAACTGGCGCAAAAGCCACAGGTTGAAATAAAAGAGACTGTATCCGAAGTTGCTGAGTTTGAAAGCATAGAGGAG